AGCTCATTGGCGCCACCCCCCTGGATGGCGACCGTGCTGACGACCGGCATTGCCAGCTCGCGGGCGAGCGCCGGCACATCGATGACGATGCCGCGTCGCTTCGCCAGGTCGGTCATGTTCAACGCGACAATTTTGCCATCGGTGATAACTCTATGATTTCATTTAACTTTTCTGTAAAAAATTTATGTGAGTATAAAATTGAGTAAAGGAAAATGGTGACACTGATGTCAGTTAAAGATTGTGCTTATTAACAAGCTCTTGGAGTTGAGCAAGATTGTAGTTACTGCCATATGAAATACCCGCAGCCGTTAGTTTGTCTTGTAATGGCTTCTTTTGATTTGCTCTTCCTTTCTTTCCACTTGACTCAAAGACTTGTGGAGGCGGTGCTGGTGGATTCAGGAAGTCATCAGGCACACCTAACAACTTGGCAACATCCATCAATATATGGATAGGCTCGCTACCTATCTCAACAGCAATCTTCTCAACCATATCCCGAATGTGCTCAAGGGACTTGTGTTTGATTTCATTTGCTTGGTTAGTCAGTTCATCCAGCTTGGCTTGTGCTTCGGCTTTGATTTTCTCGGCTTGTTCGTTTATCTGCTGGAGCGTCAAGGTTGCCATCATTCTTCCTTACGTAGTTGAGAAAGTCATGCAATGTCGCACAAAGTAAAAGCCTTGTCAATCATACATTGGGAAGACCCCATTCGCTACATTTTCTTTCAACTGCTCTGACCACCTTAAATATCTTGCTACAGTTGCCGTCATTGCTCTTGCTGGTTCCTCACTCTGGCTACTTGGATTAAGTTTCAATTTCAATCCAATCTCATTCAGTGTAAGGTCTTCGCCCTTATACAAGTCATAGACCTTCAATATTGTTTCTAACACCTTGATGGTTGGAGCATCAACTTTCCCGTTCAATGGGAACTCACACCATCTATCTTGTTGGTCATTTGGATTTGGTCTTCCTGCCTTGACAGACATCTTGGTGCTCAAAAGTTCTTCAAATGCCTTCACGATACCGCTTTTCGGGTTCTCGAGATTGACCATCACGACCAATTGTAAAGCATCTCTTTCATGCCAGTATTGGTACTCCTCAACGTTATCAATCTCTTTCAAATAGAACCGCTCCATATAAGGTAGAAATAATTCCTTGTGGAGTTCCCACCATTCATTAAATGGTATTGGTGGGTCGTCAAACTTCTCGAAAGAAGCCTTCACCCTATCAGACCATTTGTTGTAACTGGTCCGTCGTAGGAACTCGTACCACAACTCAAAAATTTTCATCTCTGCGGTCCAAAGGCTAACAAGTCAATTGGGGGCATTGTCTCGCTAGTGTAGGTCCAGTGTCAATCTCGTTAAAGTTCGTTCCGTGGAATTCGCCACAAACGACCTAAAGGAGTTTCAAATGAACAAGAGTTCTCTTAATCTATCGGCTGGTGTCTATATTGAGTACAAGGGAGCATCAACCCAACCCAAAGCAAGGACTATCTTTATTGACCTGGAACAACCGCGTCCCACAAAGGAGGACGTGAAGGAGGCTGTCGCATATGCCTGCAAAGTTGATGGCCCCCTAACCGATGACGAGGTACTACAAGCGATTAGCAACACATTTCTGCAGGAATACGAAGAAGTAGGATTGACTGACCCACCGTCGGAGGTCGAGTTCTTTTTGTGTAGGGCTGCTCTGAATTTCTTCCAAACTTCATCCATCAAGATTGTTGTGGATGGCACAGCACTAAACGCCTCCTACAAGCGAATGAACACAAAACAGTTCCTCGCTCTTGCTGCCCGTGCTCTTGCCACAAATCCTTCGTTCAATTGTTTCGGTTTTCAGTCATACTAACTCAAGGATACAAATCATGTTTGATATTATTTCTACCAACCTCGATAGTGTTCAGCAGAAGAATGCTGACAAACTCAACGCCATCAAGAAACAAGGATGGAGCAGAAGTACGCGGCCATTCAACCAAAAGAAGGCGGACCAACTTCGCCAGCAACTCGCTGGAAAGATTGTTACCTTCAGTACACTTCAATGGGGATCGATTGTCTATCTAACAGAGAGAATAGTGCGGGTGTGTATTGGACGCGGTTGGATTACCCAGATTGCCCCAGAGATACATGAACTCCAAAAGTACCTGACTGACAATCTCGACAAATTGACTACTCACAATGCCGATATTCTCTTCCCAGCAGAATACGTGCGGCTGCTCTATTACGCATTTTTTATGTTCAACAATCCTGATCTGACAAAATATGTTGACCCTGACCTGGAAGAATTTACGAAAACAGTTGCACCACGTTTGCTGATAACTGTGTTAGAAAGATGCCCTGATGTTGATCGACGTATCGGTGACACGACACTTGCCTTTTTGGCTGAAATGATGAATACCCCTGAAGAACAAACATCATCAGAGTTCTTCCTCCAAATGGTAGAGCGATTGCGGAACCTGCTTGCCAGTAATGAATATCGCAGTTTCAAAGTCTGCTAAAAAAAGCCACCGTTACGGTGGCTTTTCTTTTAGAAGTACATAGTCTTGTTTTGCTTGCGTTTCTCAATCGCCTTCAGCTCTTTATATGCTGATGCTTCCTCACCCATTGAGATAACTCGTGGTGCTGAAATAATCCTAAACATCTCACCTTCACATTCAGGACAAACAAAAGCATCCGCTCCACCATTATTAATAAAATGCTCTTCAATGTAACCACAATCATCACACCTAAAGTCAAATAGTTTCATCATCGTTTCCTTAAATCTACGAAAGCCTCACCGCTCTCTAATGTAACAACCTTACTCTTAACAGCATTTGAATAACCGGAAGCTGATTGCAATATGAATGTAGCAATAAAAACAAACTCTGGCATTAGAGTATCCAACTGTCCTGTCTTAAGTTGTTGAAATTCAATATCTGCTCCCACACGAGCCAGTGCTAATGTTGTGTACGTCTTCTGTCCAACTAGCCAAACCATGGGATGTCTTGTGTCATTAGTTGCTAATAAATGACTCAACACAAAATCGTTTGTTGAACTCTCTGTTAGCTGCCAAGTTGTCCCTGTGAATTCATTCCAAGCCGCACGACCTGATCCTGTTGTTGTGACAATATAGCCTGTACTGTCAATCTTTTTCCAATCGCCATTTGTTCCACTACGATAAATTAAAGGAGCAGACATTGGTCTTGCTTGTCCTGCTATCGTGTGTTTAATATCTTCATCGTATATCGTTCCAGCTTCTATTGCTATTTGAGCATCAACAGCAGCATCTCCAGTACCAATAGTAATAGATGAAGGACTTAACCCTTTACCCCATTTGCAGCCTTCAGTGCTGTGATGGTATAGATGAGTAGTTGAATCCATAACTCGTCCGTGTCTTTCGTCACCAAGAATTATTGACACCTTTTGTGTAGCATTCCAATATACAACACCGACAAATGAATAAACTGTAATCAGTTCTTCAACGAAACCAACAACAGTCTTTAATGTTGAGCCTTCATAGTAGATAAAGTGAACGCCTTCGATATCAGGAATAACTACAGTTTGTGGTGTTGTGACGGCATACCTTATTTCATTACTCCAATAGTAACAAATGCCAACAGGAGTTATGGTGAACGTTCTTGTTGAGTCGTCAAATGAAATTGTGCTTTGAGTTCTATCCTCAAAGCCATTTTCGATTGGTATCCCTTCGGTACGAGAAAAGAATGTGTTGTATAAGTTAAGCATAGAAAGCCATTGTTACGGTACAGGTGCCCGGCGATATTAAACTTATTGAACTTACGTTGCGTAGGCTTCTTGCTACTGGATTCAATTCACTACCAGAGCCATTAGTTATATCACCAGTTGGTACAACAGCAGTACCATTAGCACGACAATAAAAGTTGGATGTTGAACTGAATAGCACAAAGTTCGCGCCAGATGGGGTTGTTATAGTTTCAGCAACACCGCTTGCTAATACCTGAACATTAATGTGGTCACTGAATGTGATAGCATAAGTTGGCCAAGAGTTCTGGTCAGTTGAAATTTGAAACGGAACCATTATCGAATACCAGCGAGTAATGATTTCTTCAAGACAGCAATGGGATGTTCTTCTTGTAAGTTCTTTCCAAAGTTGTCTTGACTATTTTGCCCTTGTTGCATTTGCTCAATTACAGAACCCAGTAGTTCATGTATAGCAATTAGTTGCTCAACAACTGGCTTTTCGTTATTTGAAAGTTCACTTAATCTGTCAAACATTATTTATCCTTTTCATCCAATGGGACTGTCGTCAGGAACCGCAGCACTATTACTATGATTCCAATTCCTGCTGTTATAAGACCATATGTTGTGGCATCTAACAACTTTTCCACAGCAGGTAAATAAAACTGCAATGCTCCGAAAATCGTAACAAGCAGACCAAAGACGACCGTTTTGCTTTTCAATATGTTCATTATATTTTTACCTTTTAGAAGAAGCCTTTGTTCTGAAGATACAGATAAACCGCTGCACCACCAATCACCAATGGTGCTATCGTATCTTTGATAAACTTAACCAGAACACCAGTATATTGTGCCCACCTTGTAGCAGCAACGGCTGGTGCGGTATCAACAGTTAGCTTTGTTAGTGAGTCCTTAAACTGTTCTTGGTTTTGAAGGATGTTATCAACCTTAATCGCCTGCACATCAAACTTAGTTTCCTCAGCGGTAACGTGGGACATCAAGATTTGTAGCACGCTGTCAATCTTGATCTTCAAAGCGTCCATTTCAGCCAGCATTTTAGCGTGGGTCTTCTCGTCCAATTCCTTGTGGTCATCAAAATCACGACGAAGCAAATCAACCCCGTTCTTGAGTTCTTGATATTGTCTGAACAGATTAAGATATTGTTCATCCGCTGCCCGTTGGTTATGTGTTATAGTGTTATCCATTTTTATAATTCACAATCAACAACATAACCGATTGAGCAGTTTGTCGTTGGGGTGACGTTGGTATTGATGGTGAATTGAGTAGCACCAACTGTAGATGGGAAAATCTTGGTGACACCGTTTGCCGTATCAAGCAAGGTGAGTGAAATCTGAGCAATAGAAGGCGTGACTGACAGACCGTGGGTCACCACGGATGATGTTGCTGGATTAGTGATTGTCACCTGACCGTATGTCTTAGTGATGAACCCGTTATTACCACGGATACGGTTTGTCGCTGGTGTGCCATTAGTAATCTTTGTCCCAGCAGTTGAAGAGGTAAAGCTATTGCCAGTCACCAAACAATCAGCGGATGCTGCTGTTAAGTTGATTGCGGTGCCGGCCGCGCCGCCACCGACGAAACGGCATCCCATAATCGAAATCTTACCTGCCGAGTAGATATCGCCCTTTGCTGCACCGTTTCCATAGTTGTTGTCATCAAACACACAGTTTGAAACCTGAACCACGTTTGATGCGACATTGCTGTAAATCGCCCAGTCATTGTGATAGTTGAAGATACAGTTTGAGACCAGAACTCTGGAAATACCAGAAGCGGAGTTCAGACTTAACCCATACACTCCGCTGTTTCTGAAATAGCAGTTTGAGAAATTGAAGTTGCGATATGCTGATGAGGTGCCAGAGAAGATGACATTACCAACAGACGACGTATCAAAATAGACGTTGTTCCAGAAGATTGAGGCACAAGTCACCGCACTTGGTGTAACCGCAAAAGACCCAAACATATGTCCATTGTTGAAGTAGATGCCATCCGAGCCTTGAACCAAGACAGTTGTGCTGCCTGTTTGAGTAGCCGTGTCGAAGATAATCTGGAAATCAGAGACGTGAACGTCAGAGTTATTATTTGTGCTGCTCGCAAAATTGAAACCATACCGAAGGGTGGTTCCTGCTGTCCTGTTTTCCTGAGACAGGATGATGTCGTTGTAGTATGTCTTGCCACAACCATCAGAGGTGATGCCGTCATACCAGCCGATAAGAAGCAGATTTCTGAACCGTGAGTTGATGCACCGAACGGCTTTGATGTGACTACCGGCAGTAGTATTGCCTGGTGTGTAAATCCGTAGGTTTTCAACCCCAACAAAATACAGGAAGCTCGCGCCATTCTGGAATTTAACAAGGTCGAAGTTAGCACTTGGGGCATAAAGCACCGCCGAACTTGGACTTTCACCCACCAGGGTGATGTTGTTTGTTGTGATGTTGAGTGTGCTGGTAATCAGATATTCGCCAGCTGGGAAGAAGATTGTCGCGCCAGACAAATAAGCGCTTGTAACTAATGATTGACCGTAAGTAATAGCCGCTTGAATAGCAGTCGTGTCATCTGCTACGCCGTCACCTACTGCACCAAAGTCCTTAACTGAGATGATTTCTTTTACTTTGTCGTTTAACCACCGACCAACCGCACCAGTTCCTGATTGGGTGATTTCTGGACCATATGTCCCTGAGATTGAATAACTCATACTTGCTCCTTATTTTTGTTTTTGTTAGGCAATATCTGCTCGTCCTACTTCAATCCAAACGCTGCCGTTGTAGATTAGAGTAATGCTGTCCTGCATTGCGGTCATTACAAAATCACCAGCCAAGCGCAAATTGCCAGTGCCATCCTTAATGGTTGGGTCTCGGCTGCTATTGGCTTGGGTTAAGGTAATGAGCTGACCAGCCGCACCACCGCTAATAGTGTCTAAATCATCCGTGGCCGCCGAAGTCTGTAACTGAAATGACTTCTTTCTGCTTGTCCAAACCGTTTCGGATTACGGCACCAGTTCCGTCCTGTAGAAACTTTGTTGTATTTACGCCATAGGTGCCATTGAATTCTATCGTCATTGCTTTCCTTTCTTATTGTTGTTATTAAGCAGCTGCACCCAGGGCAACACCGTGACCCATTGCTAAAATCTGGTAAGTAAATGTGATACTAAATCCGCGTCGGTTTTCGATATAGATTGCCGTATTGCTACAAGAGACATTCAGGGTTGTATCTGTTCCAGTCGTTCCAGTCAAAACACCACCAGACGCGTAAGCTATCGTGTTAGTTTCACCCGCCCATTTGGTAGCAATCGGTGTAGTAGATGCTAAGCGAACGTGGAACATACCACCACCAGCAGAGACAGCAGTTGTAGCGATAACAATCATTCCCTGTTGTGGTTTTGAAGAACCTGAACCTGTAATCGGAATGGTATAAACGGTGTCATCCGCCAAGGTCACTAAGGCTCCAGTTCCAGTAATCGAGTTAAGGTGTTCCACAGAACCACGATAGGTCGCCTGGACATCTGTTGGCACATTACTGAAGGCCTTTGTTGCCACGTTGGTCAGGTGGTCACGGCGGTCATAGGCGACCCTCAGGCCAACCGCTGAGGCCGACTGTATCTTGACCATATCAGTGTGAGTAAGCGTGCTGTTGTGCAACCTAAACTGATTGACCTCAAGACCAGTGCTTGGCTGAGCAGAAATATATCCCCAATAGATTGGCTGGTTGGTCTCAATGAAGCGACAGTTATTCACCGAGATGTCACGACCAGCGACATACAGGCCACCGATCTGCTCGACGGTCATCGCTACACCTTTAGAACCAGCGATGCCACAAGCGTTAAGGTTGATTTGCTCACCGAAAATCCAGGTGTCGTAGAAGTTGCCATCACCAGCCGCATACATAATGCCTGTTGTCTCGCCATTACCAAAACTGTCGAGTTGGTTGATGTTGATACGAATACCCATCTTGTTCTGCGTTGTGGTTGATGGATTTGAGATAGCGATGCCGTGTCCGCCACAGAAATATGTCCGGCAACGGTTGATATCGATAAGTCCTGGATAATGGGCATTTGTCCGAGTTAGGCCGCTGTAATTGCCAGCATCCAACCGCATTCCAAAGCCCTTGACATAGATAACATCACAGTCATTGATTTGAGTTGCGGTGACGGGTCCAACTGTTAGGATGCCATCACCAGGTTGGTTATCTACGCGAACATTGTTTAACTGGCACCTGTCGGCTCGGGCCGTTGAGGTGTCGTCTGCCTCAATCCGAATGCCTGGCTTTGTTATGTCAAAGGACAATGCGGCACGTGTTGTGTCAGAAGTGAGACGGAAATCCTCCAACTTGATGTTCATTCCCTTAACACGGATAGCAGGACCAGTACCTGAATACACCAGCATCGTTGGAGCATCAAGTGTTGGGTATGTATTAACGCAGTTGCCACCACCAGCACCGACAATCCCTGTGCTGTGCTCTGTTAGAGTCAGTGTTGAAGAAAATAGATATTTACCGCTTGGAAAATAAACAAGTCCAGCGCCGGTGTTAATATGAGCAATCGCGGCTTGAATAGCAGCCGTGTCATCTGCTACACCATCACCTACAGCACCAAAGTCCTTAACCGAGATAACTTCCTTCAGCTTATCAACGCCGTTTTTCCGGACAGCGCCTGTGCCTGATTGGGTGAAGTCAATCTTATCGACTCCATATTCTCCTGATATTCTTGATGTAGTGCTCATTCAAACTCCTTGTTATTATTGTTCTTAGAGGTCTTCATTTACAATCGTCCAGACGGAACCGCTTTCAACTGTGACTGTTATCCCATCATCAACTGTGATTGGACCAGCCGACATCGCGTTTTTACCAGCGGTGATTGCGTAATTAACTGTGACGTGGGTGTCGTTTTCATAGAAGACATAGTTGCCTGTTCCACCAGTAGCGCCGCTATTACTACCACCTCCTGCGCTGGCCCATGAGGCACCAGTCCAGGTGTAGAGCAGTTTGTTGCCTGTGTGGTAGAACATCGCACCTTCTAACAGGGCATTGCCGTCATTATCGAGGGTTGGAAATGACGATTTAGCACCAAGATATCTGTCATCAAAATCATCGTATGTTGCTGCCACCGCAACCTGGGACGCCAACGCCGCTGCCGCGCTCGCTGCCGCAGCAGCAGTTACAGAATCAAGATATGACTTATTTGCAGCGTCTGTTGGATCAACAGGAGTGCCAAGGTTGATTATTCGCTTCCCTTCAGCATCAAACACATTCGCACTTGTTTCTTTAATTGCTATCGTGTCCAACTCTTGAATCATCATTACTAGACGGTCAAAGTCTGTGTCCAATGTAACGGCTGGAATGCTTCCACCTTCCACATAATCAGTGTCACGACTGATATCTGTCTTGCGAACAACACGAACGATATTGCCATTAGCAGGAGCAACAGAAAAGGTAACGTTGCCACCTGATGGAGTTCCTACACCAGATAATGTGTAGGCTGTTGTAATGCTGCCGTCTATATAAACATCAAGATCATTTGCGGATAGGATTTGAAATGGATACGCAAATACCGTTACGGAACCATTTCCGGTGTATGAAATGAGGGGAGTTTGATTTAATGCTGGCATAGGGAATTCCTTGTTTGTTTCTTTTATTTATTCATTTTGTCAGGCATATTGTCAGTCTGTCTGATACCGATTGCCTTTACTACGATTTGATGACTTATTTATTAGTTGTAGATTGGCAAGGCAATGTAGTCCAGATACCGTGTCGCTGTTGAGGGGGATGATGTGGTCTACTTCTAGGTCTAAGTGATACATCTCATTTAGTGCATCCCGTTCTTGATACAACTGCCTAACTAAATCTTCTTCATACCAACCAGGCGTTTGTCTTTCAAGAAGCGTATTGCGGATACGACTATAGAGCGCCACCTTATCGGGGTTATTCCACCTCCATCGCTTGTCAGATTCCAACTTCCGATCTTTGTTTTTCTCGTAATATTGTTTGCGGTATTCCTTGAGGGTCGCATTTTTATCATCGCGCCATCGCTTACTGCGCTCACGAGCCCGATCCTTGTTTGTATCACGATAGCGTTTTTCGCGTTCAAGGACTAGATCAAGGTTAGAATCACGATATCGTTTGCTGTACTCACGCTTTGCTTTTAGCCGCTCTTCAGTTAGTTGTTCAATTGCTTTAAGCATATTCTCTTTGTACCTCAACTGTGTCTCCGTGAGGTCGCCACGCTGTGAATCCATCTACTGCGTTCGTTATTCCGCGACCGACTGTAATTGGAAGGCTCTTGATTGCGGATGCTGCTGCGTCGATAAAGTCATCCTTACCTATCAATCTGTTTGGATTAAAATCTCGCATTTGTTGAACAAACTTGGTGCTCATCACAGATTGATGAGCGTGAACCATGTTTGCTGATATCGGGACATCAAACGCTTCCATTATCTTGTCGCTTTTCTTACATTGTGTATGGACACCATTAACTGCTACACCTAATCCACGCACTTCTTTTAACAATAGATTTGGAGCAAAGTAGCCAACACCGTTTGTCTCAACATCAACCTTCGCTAACTTGAACTCTAATATTGCCTTCTTGACCTGTCGGCATTGCTGCTCAATCGGTCCAAGTAGTTCTATCAGTCTGTGTATATACAGATGTCCATCAAAGCCGAGATATACAATAGCCAACACACTATCATCACTACGCTTGCTATTTGTTGCCACATCCCAATAGACAGATACAGCACGAATGCGAACATCACCCAACATCATTGTTGATGCTTTGTTAGCAGTAAATGTTTCTACTTCTTTATCGTAAGTAATAATCTGTCCGGGGTTGAGTACGGCTTCAACAGAGCTAATAGGAATAAGTTGATATTGAGAAAAGAACTCTGCTTTGCTTTTACAGGCGACTTGCTTCGCCAAGATTTCTTCTTCGTTCCATCTTTCAGGCCATGTGATTGTTCCTGTTAAAAATGGAAACTCGCCTTTTATATTCGTCAGTAATGGAATCAAAAGGGACGAGGCACCTTTGCTAATTAGTTCGGGATAGATGGATTCAAAACTATGTGGCGTGCCGATGAATAGCTTCTTGCCGTTCGGGTTCAGCAAGTGATGTGATTCTGCTATCCGTGAGCGTAGACGTTCGCGTATATCTGGACTATTGGCATTACGAGGTACTTCTGTATCATCAAAGATAATGTAGTCAGCACGTGAGCCTGTCACATTACTGAAGATGCCTCGTGCTTCCAAGCTTGAGTTACGACCAGATGTGGAACCACGAACAACTACCTTCTTTGCCGTCCAAGACTTATTCTTGCTTCTTAAATGGGCGGCTCGTGGGTGTGTGTTGATGATACGCTTCGCATCTTCAACCAACTTCATAGCGGTGGCGTCATCGGCTGACTGAATCAGTATCAGCAGCGTTGGGTCTTTGACCAGTAGCCAGACTGCGTATACGGCAGCTAATGATGACTTTGCGGAGTTGCGGAAGGATTGTAGAACAGCGGTGTTATTTGTCCATTGTTGGTCATCCTCAAGAAACTTCAATATCCTTACGTGGAACTTCGGGATATGGTTGAAGCCATTGAGAACTGCAAGTTCGCTATAAAACTGTATTAGTGAGATTTTTTGTGTAGTCATACCGGGTATTTATGACTACACAATTTGTTGAATACTGGGTGAGTTACAAGTATCCTTTTATCCCAGATTCTTCAAGCAGTTTGTTGGCAGTTTTAAACAGCTCTTGATTCTCTTCATTATCCAAATCCACCTTGTTCAAAAGAACAATTTCATCCTTTAAGAAGTCCTTCAGTTCTCGCAGACCACGAATTAACGCCATTGTGTCTTTCAGGATAACGCCTTGTGCCTTCCTGCGGTCAATTGATTCTTTGTCCATGTAATCAACTTCGAGCAAACCTTTTCCAGAGTTTTCATCAATCAGCTGCTTCAACATACGATTAATAATCACATCCAACTTTGCTGCTTGTGTCCCATCTTTCATTTCAGGGTGCCAGCGGGCGACCGCCGCGCGAGAACGCTGTTCTGCTATTGCCGCTAGTCTTGCCGCAGCCGCCATTTCAATCTGTCTTTGTTCTTTCGCACGTCGCATTTCTTTTGTGTAGCCTGTCCGAACTCGTCCAGGTTTGTTCATTGCGTTTACGCCATTAAGACTTTTTTCTGTCCTAACCATTAGTTCCTCCGTTTTGTTATTGTGAATACTGCACTGTCGGGTATGTCCATACTATCCTGTGTCCATTGTTCTGCTTTATCAAACAATCCTCGTAAGTAGAACAGGTTTTGAAATGGAACCAATTGACGAGCAGTGTGTAATGTTTTCTTATCAACTGTGTCCGTTGCCATAGCTAATCCAACGCTAACAGCATTGCCTGCGGTGGTTCCTGTTGGACCAAGCAACGAGCCAACGTTTAAGTTCTGCGAACTTAATGAAGGGCTGTCGTCATCACCTAACCATCCTCGTGGATTCCAGATGTGGTTCGTTCCACCAGACATCCATTGGTTCATCATATACGGCATTGCTAATAATCCTGATTGGTCTATTGAGTCATACAGAATCTGTTTGTAGTTTCTTTCTGGGCGTTCCCTGTCTTCAAAAAGGCGTGTTGCTTGTTTTGCTTCATATACAACAGCTCCCATAATGATACCGGCTGTTATATAGTTGAATGTAGCCCCGTCCATTTTTTGTAACATTGGAACCGTATGTTGAATGTGTGAACCAAAGTTGAACGACAGGAACTGCGTTAGCATTGCTTCTGTTGATTTACCAAAGAACTCTGTTGGTAAAACGACTTTCGCGCCCGCGCTTGGGTTGTACACGATTGAGTGTGTTGCGGTACTCAATGCTCGTTCCAAAGTTTCCGCTGCGCCAATATCTGCCCACGCCTTCGTGTCCGTTACGTAGATTCCATCTTTGATTACATTCGCAGGGTTAGAAGTAAATTCAGTCGCTATCCGTTGAGAAGTTGCTTGGTCAATGCCAAACCGCCGCAGGTTAGCCATTTGCCTTTTGCTTGCCTGTCCAGCGGATTCAGCGATACAAGCACGAATAAATTCATCATTAGCCAAGACTCCCGTCATCTGTTTTTGAATATCAGTGAGCGCATTAAGCAAATTCAGCTTGCTCATCTTATCAACAGCAACATCAAGTCCCCGCGTGAAATATCCATCCCTCGCTTGACGCTCAACAATGTCAGCCATTTCAAGTTGTCTTGTTTGTAGTGCTGCTTCAAGCCCGATTCCAATCCGCTTGTTTGCTTGGACCATATCATCAAATGCTCTATTCTTTAGCCCTGAAAGCGCACCACGAAACATCGTCCCAATAGCCTGTTGTATTGCTGGAAGCGTATGTTGCAATGTCGGTCCCAAGCCAAACGCGAGAACATTCTTTGTTACATCACCCAATGACGACAATGCTGCTCCACCCAACTTTGTCAGGTAGTTAAACTTCATTATGTTGTTTGCTGCTGTTGCTGCTGCCATGTGTGGATTCCCAGGCACCTTGTAGGTGTCATTTAGCAATGCAACACCATTCTTCAAATGACGAACGGTGGTGTTATAGTCTTGGTCCAATTCAATGTACTTGATTGCTTTCTCTGCATCAGTGATTGGTTCCGCTGTTATCGCGTCTGCCATCATTTGCTTCTCCGCTGCAAGTCGTTCGAGCAACCTGTCACCTGTAGCATCACCAATCATCTTTGTTAGTGCTATTTGCTTACCTACGCTATTTGTATAGCGCATCATAAAATTGGAATACGACTTGTCTAACCAAGGCTCTAATACATTATCCGAGATTTCTAATATACGCTCCATTGCTGGCGCAGCACGAGTTCTTTGAGCAACCGGAATGAAATGTCCATTTGTATCTTGAACAATCGTCTTGATGTTTGTTAATTGCGAATGGCTGCCATTGATGATGTGCTCATACGTATTCTGTGCGGCTTGCCGAATCTCTGCGGGTGTGAAGTGTGGATTCGTTCTTGCGAACTCACGCTCTAACGTCTGCTTAAACAACTGCTGTTCCGCGATAATTTGTTCCCTATTGTAAGAGCGTCCAAAGTAACTTAATGCTGTACCTTTCAGATTGCCAGATGTATCCATCAATCCAAGTCTGGATGCTTCTGCTGCTAACTGGTCAATCAAAGTTCGGCCGTGTTGTGCTACTTGTGTAACTTCACGGACCGCACTGCGATCAGCATTGGACATAGCGATACCAATCTCATCCTCAAATTGAGCACGAGTCATCTTATCTCGCCCGTATGTCGTTCGTGTATGCTGTAAAGCCGCTGGTGCCTTCCAACCAGTATCTAGGTACTCGCGGTATAGTTGATTCTTGTACTCCATTGCTTGTCCGTGCGTGGAGCGACCCAGCCGTTCAAATTCAGTTTCAGCAGAAGGCATAGTTGTATAAGTACCATCCAAGTTACCTTTGCGCCATCTCATATCCCTGAACAACTGCTGTGCTGCTATCTTCGCTTCTGTGAATTTGCTATTCGCAAGATGGACCGCTGCTTGTCCAAAAGAAAGTTTCTGTACCCCAAATGCACCTACTAAATCCATATCACCCAAATGTGATGGAGGAACATAAGGTGCTTGTACAGTTGGTGGGCGGTGCGGTATACCAATAGATGCGGCTTGTGCTGAACTACCGGGTTGGGCGGCTTGTGCTGAACTACCTGCTTGAGCGGCTTTGTCTGTACAAACTTCTTTGTG